ACTGGTGCCACATTCGATGCCTTTCTTACTCAGCAGATAACCGTGGTCAGTGATGCGATTGAAGGTTATACCGCTAGAGTTTTTGCGAGTACGGCTTATGTTCAGACCTATTATTATCAAGATTATACAGATGATTTTGCTCGTCGTTATCTATACTCTTTTCATTATCCTTTAACAGCGATAACTCAAATACAAGAGATTGAAAAAGACGACGATGGAAACGATACAGTAACAGCAACTTTAACAGCAAATGAATTTTTATTCAAACCTGAAACTGGTAAAATTTATAAAACTGAAGCGAACGGAACTAGATTAAACTGGTTTCAATGTAGAGCTACAAATTCAAGAATAGAAGTTTCTTATAATGCTGGTTTTGCTACAACTCCAACACCTGTTGAACAAGTTGTTTACGATTTAGTGGAGCAACAATACAACAAAAAGAAAGCGGGAGTAGCGATTAACTTCGGTAAAGGTGTTCAAAGAATATCAGTACCAGGGGTAATGTCTCTCGACTTTGACTACACTCTTACATCTAACGAAAGAAAATCTAAATTCGGAATGATTCTCGGTGATCACGGAAACGTATTAGATCAATACGCAAGCGAAAGATCATTAGGCGGGTTAGGTGAGATAAGGGAGAACTATGTCTCTTAAAGCTGCCTTTAAATTTGTGATAAACCTTCAAGGACATGAAGTGCGACTTCAACGAACCAAGGACGGTTTAGATGTGACTATAAAAATGGCACCTTCTAACTACTTTAGGTTCACTGAAACAGTCGAAGAGTTAAACGTAAAAGGTAACGAGTACGTAATAAGCAAAGATGATTTAGACACATTAAGTTTCCCTAAACCTAGAAGAGGCGACACGATTATAGACAATGACTCAGGTGTTTTAACAATTAAAAGAGTTGTTGAAATGCGATCCCTTGGTGAACTATTAGGTTACAGAGTTAGGACAGGGTAATGACAGTAAGTATTAAAGTAGAAGAAAGAGGTAAAAACACACCTGCATATAACATCAATGCTGACTTAAAAGGTGAGCAAACGTTAGGTGAACTCTTAGAATTTACTAAAGACCTTTTAATATCCACAGCACAAACAGTGCTAAAGGAAGAACAAGCACAAGGTTTCGACGACGACCCTAGAGTTAAAGTCGATAATAGATTTAATAAACCTGTAGAAGCTGTTAAACCTTTAGGTCGAATTCAATATTTTGCTAAAGTAGACGTTACTGAAGCATTGCTTGGAATGTATGCGATCATAGAAAAGAATAGCCCTGTTGATACAGGTACGTATAAACGACATAATATAGTTTATGTAAACGGTCTTGAAGTAGCTAGATCAATGACGACCCTGCAAGCTTATCTAGGTTTCAAGGCAAGAGAAGGTTTTAATTCAGGTGATGAGATAAGATTTATTAACGTCACTCCTTACGCTCGTAAACTAGAAACCTTCGGTGTACGAAGAGAAACTAGAGGTAAGAACAAAGGAACCAATACTCCTAGAGATAGAAAATCTAGAGAGAGCAAGCGAAGACCGGGTAAATTTATTACTAGACCTTCAGGTGCTTATGCTTTTTCATTTAGAGCAATAAAGCGCAAGTTTTCTGCTGTAGGTGAATTTTTAAAATTTGTTTATATGGTTAACGGTACTAGAGGAATAACCATACTAGGACCAGATGGGGAACCTGCTAAATTTGCAGGTAAAAATGGTAGACCATATCTATATCCGTCAATAGTATTAAGATTATCAGGTGAAGGAATACTGAGAAGGGAGCAAGACCTTGAGTAGTTCAAACGTAAGAACTGAAATAAAAAACTTTTTGTCAACTAATCTACCTGCTGAGAATTACATCGATCTAACAGCTAAATACGATACTATCGATGATATGATAAGCGATGAAGGTTTAGGTGTTGACGACCCATGGGTAGGTATCCAATTCATTGGCGCAACGGAAATACCTCAAACAATATCGTCCAACAATACCACAGGGTGTTACAGAGAAGAAGGGTCAGTTTTTCTCCATGTCGTCGCTAGAGTAAGCGTAAATGGAACCTTGGCAGATGATATATTGGCCCGGTGCGAGACTTTACGAAACTTATTAAGAGGAAGTAGAATAAACAGTATAGTCATTGAGTCTGTTTCACCTCCTAATTTTGAACTCGGTGCTACACTTGATATGGAAGGTGGATATACTTCGGCTTCAGTGATCATTGATTATTATAGCGATTTGAATTTGTAGAATAAAAGGGAGTTTATATGTCGTCAGCAAATTTAGTGCGATTAACAGCAATCGAAGAAACAGTTTACGGTGAAACACCTGTGGCTGGAAATTTTAAAACAGCAAGATTCACTTCAGAAGCTCTATCGGGTACACCTGATACGAGTGAATCTCAAAGTATCAGGACGGATCGGCTCTCTTCAGGACAAGTTGTAGTAGGCTTAACCGTTGGCGGTGATGTAAACTCTGAACTTGCCAAGGAAGATATTACAGACGACTTCATCGAATCAGCAATGTATTCATCATGGGATGCTAAAGCTCCTGTCGCGGTTGATTTAACAATCGATACCACAGCAAAAACTATTGTTAGGGCCGCAGGTGACTGGACTGTTGATGTTGAAGTAGGAGATGTTTTAACACTTACTGCTTTTGCTGACTCCAATAACAACACCGAAGTAATGGTTACTGAAGTTCAAAACGCTACGACTATTAGATTCTCTGGACCTGACACAATGGTTGATGAAGTCGGCGTAGGTACTTCATATCAAATCGCTGACGAGATTGAGATTGGTATTACTCAAAAATCTTTCTCAATGGAAAAAGCATTTTTAGACCTTACTGACAAGGCCATCAATTATCGAGGTATGATTGTTTCGACAATGAACCATAGTGTGACTTACGGTGAAATCGTAAACAGTACATTTGGTTTCCAGGGCAACGACTATCAACCTGTAGAAGCTGCTGCCAATTTCATAACAGACGGTAGGACAATCGATAGCCCTGCCACAAGTAACTCACTCAACGGTTCCGTTGATATGCCTTTTTTGATCAATAATGCAAGTGGAACTTTAGATACTTCAGATTTTTGTATTCAGTCAGTTGACTTAAACCTCAATAATAACGCAACAGCCCAGACATGTGTGGGACAAGCTGCCCCAGATTCATATAACGCGGGTACTGCACAAATTGAAGTATCTTTGACAGCTTATCTTGCCAACGAGAACTGGGCCATGTTAGCAAAGAAACTAACTCAAGACCCTATTTCTCTAGGGTTCATTGTAAAAAATTCAGATGGTTTCTACGGATTCTTTCTTCCTGCGGTGCAGCTATCGTTTGAAGACCCTGCGTCAACTGGGATCAACCAAGATGTATTTTTAAATATGACAGGTGTAGCCAAAGTTGGCGCAAGTAACGAGAAATCGCTTAAAATGTTTAGAAGTTAATTTATAAGAAAAGGTTTCAGGGAGGTCGGCCCTAACATCTGCTCGATCTTCGTCTACGACTTCTCTGAAACCCTCCCTCATTATTTACGTTATTGTTAAAGGAAAGTTAAATGAAATCAAATCTTCACAGTTTTTACGCAACAAATGGTGACATGGAATCTTCTGGAATCTGGTTTAGAATTTCTGAAGAATTACAATTTAGAGTACGTCGATTCGGTGGCAAGAACTCGGACAAAGTTAGACAGGCCATCGCAAAATATAACAAACCATATACCCTTCAAATTCAAAAAGGAACTCTAGACCCTGACCTAGAAACAGAACTAATGACGAAAGCTTTTGTCGAGTCGTGTTTGACTGATTGGAAAGGTGTAGAAATTGACGGTGAACCTCAAGAATTTTCAACTGAAAAGGCGATTGAACTTTTAATCGAACTTCCAGAATTGACAAATGAATTAATCGCTCACGCACAAAAAATAGACAACTACAAAGTAGAATTGGGAAACTCTTAGCGACCTACTTAGAGTGGCAACTCAAGTGGGGAAATAAACTAGAGTTCTATTATAGTCTACTTCAACGTGGGAAAATAAAGGAAGGGGCCGAAGAACCTAATATAGGACCTTTTAGTATTTACCTAGAGTATTTCTTTGAGCTAGATACCTGTAGAAACGGTATGTCTAATGGGCCAATTCCTTTTACTGACATACATAACTTTGCTACGATTAAAGGGATTCAAGACTTTGACGAGTTTCTTTACTTAGTGCGAAAACTCGACGATATTATTATAAAACATCGAGATAAAGATAATGGCCCCTCCAAAGCAAACAAGAGTAATTGATATTAAAGTCATCTCTACTGGAGATGGAACACTCAGAAAAATATCAAGCGAAATGGGGAAGCTTAATCGTAACGTTAAGCGAGCTTCACAAGGCCTAGGGAGACTTCAGAACGCCTTTAGAGGTTTCATCGCTGCTTTCGGTGTGAGAGAGATTGCAAAGGCCGCAGACGAGTTTCAATTATTAGAAGATAGAATTGCAGTTTTTACGGGTTCTAGTGAAAAAGCTAGAGATGTATTTGGACAGATACGTGCCGCCGCCGCTGCTACCAGAACTTCAGTCGCATCCCTTGGTGAAATCTACAACAGGGTAGCTTTATCAACTGAGGAACTTGGTTTAAGTAGTGAACAAGTCGTAGCGGTTACAACAGCTTTACAGCAAACCTTTAGGTTATCAGGTTCTACCATAGCGGAAAGTACCGCCTCAACAATCCAATTGACGCAGGGTTTAAGTGCTGGCGCACTGCGTGGTCAAGAATTACGCTCGGTGTTAGAATCCAATGCTGTATTTGCAGGAATACTTTCTGAAGAGTTAAACGTTGCTAGAGGTGACTTAATTAAATTCGCTGAAACAGGCGGGATCACAAGTGAAAGAGTCCTTCAAGCATTGGCCAAGAACTTTGATGAAATAAACAAAAAAGCTGGACAATTAAGAATTACTTTCGAGCAAGCTGCTACTTTAGGCTTGGATAGATTAAAGCAAGCGGTTAATGAACTTAACCAAGAGTTTGGGATTGCTTCTAAATTCGCCAAAGGTGTTGAGTTTACTGTTGATAATTTAAAAGAGTTGTTCGGTATAATTGCAGGGTTTGTAGCAAGTAAAGCATTGGTTAGATTAGGTGAACAACTCCAAACTTTTACACTTGCTTCAGCTTCGGCCAAATTCCTTAGTTCCGCGAACGCTTTAACCGCTGCTTTAGTAGGTTTAGGTTTCGCTGCTGCCAAGGCAAATAAAGCAAGTAACGAGGCGTTAGCTTCTGAAACATTATTGCAAAGATCGACTAGACTAACTAAAGAGATTAAAACTCAAAGTGAGTTAATAGCGAATATTAGGAAATTACCTAACACTGGTGAGTTTATAGGTAGCGATGAGCAAATTAAAAAAGGTGAAAAAAATCTTACGCTTTTAAGAAGACAATTAAAAGAAACTAGGCAATTACTAGATCAAGGTTTAACAGTTGACCCTAAAACTTTCAAAGGTAGCCCAACCGATATTCTAAAAAACGCCGCCGCCGATTTAGACAAAGCAACTTTAAACTTCGAGAAAGGTGTACCGACACTTAAAGAATTAAATACTTTATTCATCGCTAACAGGATCAGCGTTGAAGAATACGACAAAGCTTTAAACAAACTTCAAATAGACAAACTCAACGAGTCCTTCAAGAAAGGCACTATAGATCGTAAAGACCTTGTAAAAGGTCTTAAAAAACTAGCTGACGAATTAAACAAAAGTGAAGTCACTAAAACTCTTACGGACATTAATGCCGAGTTTAGGAAAACTGGTGACGTAGATAAGTACAATAAAGCGTTGCTAAGATTAGACACTGATCAACTCAATGACTCGTTTGACAGAGGTGAAATAAGACTAACTAAATTAAACAAAGGTCTTAAAAAATTAGCCGATGAAATTAGAAAGAACAAATTAGGTTTAACTTTAAAACAATTGAATCAACAGTTCAGTTTGACTGGTGACATTGATAGTTACAACGAATCTATACGGGCCATAAACTTAGAAAAATTAAATCAAGACTTCAGAGAAGGTATCATAACAGTAGATCAATACAGACAAGGTTTAATCGAATTAAAAGGCGAAGCGTTTAATTTAGAATCAGCTTTCCTTGGTGTTCAAGATGGGTTAAACAGAGTCGCTAGAGATGCAGGTAACGTAGCGAAACAAGTATCTAACGGTATCCAACAAGCTTTCTCTAGATTAGAAGACTCGATAGTTGAGTTTACCAAGACTGGGAGATTTGAGTTCTCTAAATTTACTCAAGATATATTGAGTGACATAAACAGAATTATTATTAGGGCCGCAATTATAGGACCATTGGCCAATGCTTTAGGTAGAGGTTTGTTCTCTGCAAGTGCAGGTTCACCTCAAACAATACAAAACAACGTTGGACCTTCAGCACCAAGTAACACCGCTTTTGCCGCTAACGGTATGGCGCTCAGGGGTGGTAACATAATACCTTTCGCTACTGGCGGTATCGTAACAGGTCCGACATTATTCCCGCTTAACGGTGGACGCACAGGTGTCATGGGTGAGGCGGGTGCCGAGGCAATCGTTCCTTTGAGAAGGGGTCGTGGTGGACGTTTAGGTGTTGATGCTTCAGGTGCAAGCAACGTTCAAGTAAATGTAATCAACAATACCGGAAGTGACGTAGACACTCAGGAAAGAATAAGCTCTGACGGAAGCAAGATATTAGACATTGTTATCGGAAACACCGTTAGAGATGGTTTAGCTAACGGTGAGTTTGATCAAAGCTTCGGTGAGATATTCGGACTTCAACGACAAGGTAGATAATGGCAGAATCATTCCCAGCTTCTTTACAGCAGAAATTTAACCAGGCAGGTTTTCAACTTACTTTCGGTGATAGTGCAATCGAGACACCTAATGAAGTTGGCCCACCTAAGAAACGTCAACGTTATACCAAAGAGTTCGATGATCTTAGAGGTACTATAGAACTTGAAAGAACTGATTACGCTGACTTTGAAACATTCTTCAAGACCACCTTGGCAGGTGGAACATTAACTTTTAATTATGACCACCCTATAAGCGGTGTCACAGGCGAATATCAATTTAAAGGTAGACCTTCCATAACAACTCTAGGTGGAACATATTTTAGAATATCTTTTGTTTGGAGGCAGATTGCGTGAGAAGTTTAACTAATAATCTATTAGCGCAATTATACGGAGAAAGAAGTGACGACCCGCTTTTAATGCTTGTCACTCTTACTCACACTTCTTTTACAACTCTTAGGTTAGTTAACAATACTGAAGATGTTATCAGTAGAGGTAACACTCACATCGCTTTCCCTATGAGAATCAATCTACCTGCTGAAGACGGTGTTAATGTTTTAAAGTCACAAATACAATTCGATAATGTTTCATTAGATTTAATAGATGAAATAAGATCGGTGACAACACCTATAGATACAACAATTGAATTAGTTCTTGCGAGTGACCCTGACACTGTAGAAATATCTTTTAATGAATTTAAGATAAGTAATGTTAGGTACGACAGCAGGGCCATCAACGCCGACTTATTTTTAGATGATTTTTTACATACTGAGTTAACAAGTGAACGATACACACCAACAATTTACCCAGGGTTATTTACGTAAGTTTGTAGGAATACCTTACGAAGATAAAGACTGTTACGAATTGGTTCAATATTTTTACGATGATATATTTGGTATCAAATTAGAAAAACTTTACGGTAGTATTAGACCTACAAAAAAAGAAACAGAACAATTAGTGAACGATCAGCTAGAAGGTTTTGAAGAAGTTACAACACCTAGGATGGGTGACATAATGTTAATCAGAATCGTAGGTCTTACTTGTCATATCGGAGTTTATATTGACGAGAATCGTTTCCTTCATTCTAGGCAAGGTGTTGGTAGTAGTCTAGAACGTTTCGATAAATGGACTAAAAGAATTGAAGGTTATTACAGATGTCGAAAGAAATAGTAGTTAGGAAAAACCCTTTAAGTACCGATAGCAAAGTCTTGGTTGTGAAAGATGATGCAACAATCGAAGAAATGTATGAAGAGGTTTTAAAAGCTAATAAATTACCAAGGGAAGGATACGACAAATACTTCAAAGTTTATATTGGAGGTCATGAAGTATATAGAAGGTATTGGAAAACCTCTAAACCTTTACAAGGTAAGTCAGTATTATTCGCCGTAACACCTAGAGGTGGTGAAGGTGGTCAAATATTTAAGCAAGTTGCCATTATAACTATCACCGCTGTTGTTGCTGTCATAACTTCCCCTGCTGGTGGCGCGGCCTTCGGTACAGGTACAGGTGCGGCCTTCGGTTCAGCACTTGCCACCGCTGGTGCGGCAATCGGTTCCACGCTTTTATTTAATGCTCTAATACCACCTCTCAACAACGCTTTGGGTTTCAACGCTTCTGAGGCAGATGGTTTTTCTAATTCACAAAGTTTCTCTATTACGAATCAAAACAATCAGAGTAGAAAACTAAGAACAGTACCTAAAGTTTATGGGACACATAGAATATTCCCTGTCCTTGCTGCAAACTTTTATTTAAGTTCCGAAGCTGACCCTGACAACAACGGTGCTTTGTCTAACTACTTTTACGCTATTTATGACTTCGGACTCGGACCCTTGGCACTCGATCAATTTAGAATAGGTGAAACGCTTTTATCTGAATTTTCTCAAGTTGATTTTAGGTTGGTGGATTTAAACAAACCTGGAGTAGAAGAAGGTATATGGGATCAAGCTTTAAGTAATAATTTTCAACTTTATAAAGGTGATGTAACACAACAATCAATTGGTGTTGCTATTAACGCTAACGAAAACAATCCAGGTCCACCGCCAGTAGACGATTATCAAGTTGTAAGAAACGCTACACCTAATACGAACAGTGAAGAACAAGAAATAAGTTTAATTCTTAATCTGCCTAACGGTTTGTTCTCAGTCTTTGAAACAGGTGCGATTAGAAATAGTCAAATAGATTTAAAGGTTGAATTTGCTGAAGTAGGTACGGAAGACTATAGAAATTTTGATGATCTTGTTTTTGTTAACGATTTCAATAGTAGCTTACAAGCTTTTAATAAAGAAATTTTAGCTAACTCATTTTCTAATAACTCTTTTACTTTACTTAGTACTTTTCCAGCGGACAAAAACCTTCAAGCAAGTATAGTAGGAAACGCTTTTATTTTTCCTGAAGGTTTAGAAAACCCTGAAGCTTCTTATTATGATATAGCAGAACAGAGTATAGGGATATTAAAAGGTAACATATACTCTTTCAACATAAGTGCTGACATACATGTACCTACCGTAGGTGAACTTATTTACATTAACGGTCAAGAAATGTTCACGATCACATTTATTAACTTTAACGGTACACAAAACGCTTGGAATATAATAACTACACCTGCTAAATTTACTGTGACCATAGCTTATGATTTAGTTCGTACACCTAATGACCCTGCTGCAATATTCACAGCTACAGCAACTCAAAGAGTTCACACAAACAACATACTTGAAGACGGTGGTTCGACTTCGGTTATGAAAGTTAAGAGTTCCGAAAACGGAATAATAACAATCGATAACTTACAGACACCCAACTCTAATGTAACTGTCATTTTTAAACCAAAAACTCTAAACGATGTTAAGGTAAGATTAACTAGAAAAAACACAAACCATAATTTTACCTTCCAGAGAAACGATGCTTTAACGTGGTCGATATTAACAACTCGTTTTGACACCAACCCCATAGTTACAACTAAACGTCACGTTTTTATGGAAGTGCGAATCAAGGCGACAGATCAATTGAACGGAGTTATTGAAAACTTGTCGGCCATTGCTACATCTGTTTTAGATGTTTATGACGGAGCCAATTGGTCTAAACAAATCACCCAAAACCCTGCATGGGTCTTAGCAGACCTTTTAACAGGTGAAGTAAATAAAAGAGCTATCGCACAAAATAGATTAGATGCGGACTTATTAAAAGAATGGGCAGATTTTTGTGACGAGATACCAACAGCACCGCCTAATATATCAACTTTCTCACAACCAAGGTTTCAGTGTAACTTCGTATTAGACTTCAACACAACTTTAACTCAACTAATAGATAGAGTTACAAACGCCGCACAAGCTAGACTTACTGTAGTAGATGGTAGATACGGTGTGCTTATAGATAGAGCCAAGACAACACCTGTACAAGTTTTTACACCTCGTAACTCTAACAATTTTTCTTCTACAAGAGTCTACAGTGAGATACCTGACGGACTAAGAATAAATTATGTAGATGCTGGTAGTGGTTTTGAGATAAGACAAGAAACTGTTTTCAACGATGGGTTCGATGCTACAACAGCGGTGGACTTTGACGAGTTAGACACCTTCGCTGTAACAAACTCAGAACAAGCGTTTAGGTTTGGTCGTTATATGTTAGCTCAGTTGAAGTTGAGACAAGAGACTATAACTATAGATGTTGACTTTGAACACTTGGTTTGTACTAGAGGTGACTACGTAGTCATCACTCAAGATGCAATGAGAGTAGGAGGTGTACCCGCTAGAGTAATTAATGTAGCAGGTAATGTCGTAACTATTGACGCTCCCTTCGCAACTGAACCAGCTACTAGTTACGGTTACAGGTTTAGAAATGCTACTTCAGGTGTAACAGCGGTAGCAACAATGACTATTACAGATGAAGTAACTGCTACTCTCGATGGCCTTATACCAAACGTAGGCGACTTAATAATATGGGGGGAAATATCTCAAGTAACTTACGATTGTATTGTAAAGACTGTTTCACCTAATAGAAATTTAACCGCTACTCTTACATTAGTTGAAAAGAACGATGCGATCTTTGATGCTGAATCATCTGTTAACATTCCAGATTACAACCCGCAATTATCTACAATTCAAGACGAGAACTTAACACCTCCTACGGAAGTGGTTAACCTCGCTGTAACAGGTAACACTTTTGATTGCGATGGTAACGACTATGTTTACTTCATCGATCTTGAATGGGAAGCTCCAACAAGCGGGACGTTTGAAGCGTTTGAAATATATGTAAACTCAGGTCAAGGTTTTTACTTAGATGGAACAAGTACAACACTTAATTACCGTCATACCGTAGATCAAACTTTCCTTGGTGATGTTCATTCATTTAAAGTTCTCGCCGTAAGTCCTACAGGTTCTAAACTTCAATTAGGTAACGTAAGTGCTGTTACATCAACTCCAACCGCCAAGAGTACACCGCCTAGTGACGTTGACGGTTTATTCATTAACATCACTAACCAAACTATGCAGTTAACGTGGTCGCTTGTAGCAGACTGTGATGTTCAAAAATATCAGCTAAGATACGCTCCATCTCTGACAGCTATATGGGAACAATCAGTTTTCTTAGTGGACATTGATAAAAATACAAATACCGCAAACGTTCAAGCTCGTACAGGTTCATACTTCATAAAAGTGATTGACTTTAATGGGAACGAATCAACTAACGAAGCGATAGCCATTACATCTATTCCAGAACTTTTCGACCTTAACGTTATCGAAGAGACAGACGACTTTCCAACACTACCTGGAAGTTTAGATCGAACTGTTGACTTCGGTGGAACTTTATTACTTGCTGAAACTGCACCAACTATTTACGAACCTGAAGGGTTCTATTTTTACGAAGACTTTTTAGACTTAGGTGATATTTTCACCGTTCGTCTTCAGTCCTTGGTAACTGCTGAAGGTTTTAGTGATGCTGACTTAATGGTTAATTGGGTGACACTCGATACGGTAGCTCAACTTGCTACCACAACTGTCGCGGACTGGGACGTTGTAACAGAATATCGAGCTAGAGACACGCCTTTTGCAATGGCGAACTGGACTTCACTTGATATAATCGATCCGATAAGTGAAGGCGACCCTGATGATTTTACAGCATGGATACCTTTCACTATCGGAGATTTCACAGGCCGCATCTTCCAGTTTCGTGTCAGATTAATCAGTAACAATCCAGTGGTTACGCCGCGTGTCTTTGACGCTGTTATTCGATCTGACATGCCCGATAGGGACGTAAGTTTCGAGAACTTAACATCGGTCATTCCAGGTTCTACTACTGTAACGTACTCACCAGGCTTTAAGGGACCAGGCACAACACCTGCAATTCAGATAACACAAGACAATGCAAGTCAGGGTGATTACTATGTAATTAGTAACAAAACGTTAGACGACTTTGATATTGATTTCTTCGACAAAAATGATGTTAAAGTTGTGAGACAGTTTGACGTATTGGCCAAGGGATTTGGGTTTAAATCAGGCGCTACAATTTAATTAAACGGAGTTATATACATGGCAAGCGGATCAATCTTTTCAGACATTAACCCGGCAACAACGTCGGGTACACAATTAGCGACAATTCTAAATGATTTTAAAGATGCTGTACGTGCAGGATTTTGTACCAATGGTGGGTCAAGACCTACTAATTTAGGTACTGGTGGTTATTGGATCGACCAACAAAACGATCCGATCTGGTCTTACAAAATGTTTGACGGTACAACCGATAGAGAAATATTTCAACTTAACACCACAACTGGTGCAGTTACTATTTCATCATCTGGTGAACAATCAACTATTACTAAAATTTCCGACGATGCTTTAGGGCCAGTATTAAAGTTTTTAAAAGCTCGTACAACTGGCGATCAAACTCAAGACGGTGATTCGATTGGTGACATTGAGTTCACAGCGACTAACGATGCTGCTGGTGAAGAGTTATCGATGCGAGTTCGAGTCGTAGCTACCGATAACGCTACAGTCGGAGCGCATGGTTCAGACATGACAATTGAAGGTACTCCTGACGGTGGTGCTACAATGTCTGAGATTATTAGAGTGAAGGGCGATGGTAAAGTTGGCCTAGGTACTTCTACACCTGGCGAGAGACTTCATGTTAACGGAGCTTCAAGTAACACTAACGCTAAAATTCAAAACACTGAAGACTCTACAACAGCACCGAAAGTTGCGTTAAAGAAAAGTCGTATTGCTGGAAGTGGACAGACTCAAACAAGTGATGAGCTAGGTAACGTTGATTTCCTTGGTACTGATCAAAACGGTGCTGAAGTAGTCGTTGCTAGAGTCAAGTCCGTAGCTGCTGAGAACAGTACCGATACTCAACATGGTGGTACTTATGAGATTCAAACTGTAGCAAACGGAGCAACTGCACTAGTCGCAAGATTATCAATCGACAACGCAGGTAAAGTTACAATCTCAGGTGATCTTCAGGTCGATGGAACCACTACTACAGTTAATTCTACAACCTTGGATGTGACAGATTCCAATGTGACTCTCAATAAGGGAGGAAACGCTGCGAGTGGTGTAGATGCTGGTATCACTGTAGAGATGAGTGATGCTACAGATGTAGTTATTGAACACAACACCGCTCTTGCTTCAAAATGGCAAGCAGGTGAACAAGGTTCTGAAGCTGAAGTAACAACTGTTTCACACACTCAAACGTTAACGAATAAAACCATTAACGGCGGGGTTTACGATCTACTGGAAATGGTTCAACAGACGACTCCTGCCAATCCAGCAGCGGGAAGATTTAAACTATATTTCAAGAGTGATGGGAATCTTTATAAACTCGACAGTGCCGGAACCGAAGCGCAAGTAGGCGGTGGTGGCGGTTCTGCTTTAGAGATTAAAGATGAAGGTGTCACTGTTGATGCTGCGGTTACAGAAATTAATGTAACAGGTGGTGGTGCTACGGCGGTTCAATCTTCTCCTGGGGTAGTTCAAATTAATATCCCTGGCGGCGGCGGTAGTATAAACCTGGCAGAGCATTTTAACTTGTACTCGGCCGTAGTCACAAATAACGGTACAGCCGCTATAACAACTCAATCGCAAACATTTGTTCAATCAGTAAACAGAACTGCTTTGGGTGTGGTGGATGTAGTTTTCACTCCAGGCTTTTTTTCTCAAATACCTACAGTTCACGCTACTATTAACGAGCAAGATTCGAATGGTGACGAAGGTTGCTTTATATCAGCTATAACTACTTCGGGTTTCACTCTGAATACAACTGCTGATAGTGCCGCCTTTGACCAAGACTTCTCTTTTGAGTGTATGAGACAAGGGACTGATTATGATACTTCAGCTTCTAACACTAACTTCTACGGTGCCGTTATTGATAACAACGGAGCAACAGCTAGTGTCACCTCTCAGTCTCAGTCGTTTATACAGTCTGTTACTAGGACCGCTACAGGTACAGTAGATGTTGTATTTAATACTTCTTTCTTTGGTCAAGTACCTGCGGTTTACGGGTCAATTAATAACTTGGCATTGCAAGGTGATGAAGGTGTATTCTTTCAATCTGTAACGGCGGCGGGTTTAACGTATAGAACTACAGCAGACAGTATTGCACACGATGTACCTATAACCATTCATGTGGCCAGACAAGGCGCGGACTTACAGGGAAACCTAACCAATGAAGAGAGTTGTTTTGCTGCCAAGATTCAAAACAATGGAACGTCTACTATAACCTCTCAAGGTCGCACGTTCATACAAAGTGTCAGTAGAACAGGCTTAGGTGTAACTGACGTAACTTTTACTCCTGGTTTCTTTACTGCCATACCTTCACTTACTGGTGCCATAGAGCAAACAGCTACCAATGGCGATGAAGGTTTATTCATCTACAACATAACTACTTCCGGCTGTACTTGTGAAACAACTGCTGATAGTGCGCAATTCGATCAAGACTTTACATTGAGTGCCATCCGTCAAGCTTCTGATTATATAATCCCTAGTGGTGGTGGAACTACTGTAGTTAACGTAGTAGAAGATTACTATAGGCAATCAGGTTTTGTTTCTAAAAACGGAAGTAATCAATGTTTACTTAAAACAGTTGAGGATAATAATTCTCCGACTTTATTTACTTACACTGAACCGGGTGGAGATCATTCTCGATTTACTTTTGTTGAAGCTGCATCTTTCCATTGTTCTTTCTCAACTACTGGTGCAGACAACTCACAGTTCATTGAATGGTATAACTCAAGTGATAGTTTAATTTCTAGTTCTTCTGACAGTGTAAACAGCACAGGCGATAAAACTTGTAAGGCCTTAGTGGGTCAAGCTGATGTAGGTGATTATTTAGTTGCAGTTTCCTTAGTAAGTCCTGCTGATAGTGCCACAGATGTTAACTTCTCTCTGAAAGCTTTAGATACCGCATTAGATTCTAATGTTGAATCCATAGGTTACAATGGGTTCACTTCAAGAAACGGTGGCGGTGACGTTCTATTTAAAACATTGGTTCAAGATTCAGGTTCTCTTAAAGTTAGTGATTCAGCGACAGATCACACTCGTTACGAATTCACACAAATTTGTGACTTTGAGGTTATGGCTTCAACACAAGTGGTAACTAGTACAACCGTCGCGCTTATATGGAAGAACTCTTCCGATGTTGAAATAGCTAGAGCGCAAGACGGTCAACCTAACGGATGTACTCAATTAGCAGGAAGGGCAGCAGTAGGTGATTACATAATTGTAAATATGAGTGCTAACCCTGATGATAATTTAAGAACAAGTTTTCATGTCAACGCTTATCCTGTTAGCGATACCGCTAGAACAACTCACTTAATGATGTTTAGTGATAATGATGGTTATAACTCAAGCCGATACTTGTTACAGAATCAGATCGTAGATACCGCGGGTGGATTAGTTACAAAGTCTGAAACAGGCTCCTACACTAGATTCACATTCGATAGTGCTTGTAGGTTTAGTACTGGTACAAGTTATGAAGGGTCTAACCAAGCAGTAGGTCAATTTGCCGGACCTGAGCTTTACACTAGTGGTGATGTACTTAAATGGAGAGGTGTTGATAGGGGTGCTAATGGTGTTTCAGCAGGTAACATGGTCGGTTTTGCAGATGCAGGAGACTACCTAGTTTATCATAGTGATACAGGTGACTCATCTAACAGTACAAGTACAAACTTTTGGGTATACGCAAGTAACCCCGGTACTAAAACAGTAAGCGATGGTAACGGTTTCCTTGGTGTTATTTCTTCTGACCCTGTATCTCCCACCAACGGAGAATCTTGGATTAACAGTACCGATAAGAAACATAAGTTTAGATTCGGTGGTACTACATTTAGTTCAGCCGCATATACATAGGACTAATTATGAAGACAATAGCTTTTGGTATCTTAACTACAATGCTAACAGGGTTACTCGCTTGGGCGGGTAACACTATAGTAGAGCTAGAGTCTAGGGCCACAAAGCTAGAGCTTCATAAGACCTATATACATAAAAAATAAACGAGGGGTGTAAAGCCCCTCTTTAAAGGTTAACGACAATGCCAAGTTTCGGTTCAAGATCACAACGTAGACTGGAGGAGCTTCACGAAGACCTCCAGTTAATTTTACTAACGGCAATCAAGCACGTTGATTTTTCAATACTCGAAGGTCATAGAGATAAAGATACTCAAAATGAATACTTTCATGCAGGTAAGTCAAAACTTAAATGGCCTTTAAGTAAACACAATAAGAAACCATCAGAAGCGGCTGACGTTCTACCTTACCCATTTGCGCAAGCTGATTGGAGTAACTACAAAAGGTTCTATTACCTTGGTGGTATTTTAATTGCTACAGCGGAGATGCTTTACGCTGAAGGTTTGATAGAACATAAACTTCGTTTCGGTGGTGACTGGGATATGGACGACGATTTAGATGATCAAAAATTTAATGATTTACCTCATGTAGAATTGGTGGAAGTATGAAACATTTATGGCAAGACAGAAGGTACTCGGCGTGTATTCTAGGTATAATAGGTTTAGTGTTCCTTGGTTATACCAAGGGTACTGACGTAGGCGTTCCGTTATCTACCATTTGTATCGGGTTAGGCGCTGCGAACGCTTATCAAAAGAAAGGTAAGGAATGAACCTTAAACTCTACGGATACATTGCAATCGGTTTAGTCGTTGCTTTTCTAGCAGGACGTTTTTCTACACCTGAAAAAGTAAAGATCGAAACTGTAGAAGTTGTTAAAGTCGTAGAGAAAGAAGACTTAAAAGAAAAAATTAAAAAGAACGAAACAAAAGAAGTAGAAACTGAAATCATCGAGAAGAAAGATGGGACAAGAATCACTAGGACAAAAACTAGAATTGTAAATAAAGACGAAACAAAAACGTACAAAAGTAAGTCGAAAGATTCTAGTAGTGAGAAGAAACATAGCAAGCTTGTAGAAAATAGAGCGAGAAACCGAATCACTCTGTTAAAATTTGCACCAGAGTCGCTACGTGATTTCAGGGAAGTAAACAGAAACTTTGGGATTATGTACCAACATGAGTTTTTTTTGAACATTCATGGCGTAATTGGTGCTAAGATAAATAAGTTCGAACCATTCATCGGAGTAGGGATAAGTTTCTAATGGCCTTTACACCAGATCAAGAAATGCAAATTATCAAGAGTCTTGCAAAGATCGAAGAGAGGTGTGAAGTCCTACCTAGCATCAAAGATAAAGTAGATAAGAACACTAGGCATCGAAACAGAATCAACGGTGCTTTAATACTTTTGACTTTTCTCATTCCTGTTTATCTGAAGTATTATCATAAACAGAACCCAGTAAAACTAACGAAGCCCCCTGTCGCAATTTTAAAAGATAACCCTTAACATCGTAAGGGTACGTTTTATATTCACCGATCTTTAACCACACCTTTTTATTAACACGTTTGTAGAATTGCAGGATTCTTTTTCTACCGTAATTATTAATAGTGTAGCCTATCTCCATCTCACTTTCTTCCCTATGGACATATAGAGAAGTTCACCAAGTAGGTCGATGAATGGTTCGTTATCGCACAACTCTTCTTGACGAGCGTGATCTAGCAAAGCGTGGGCATATTCATGCCAGAACGTTTGCTCGACTTGCTCCTTGGCAATATCATTACCGTTCACTTGAGTCTGTACAAATATTTCATTGGTGTAACATCGATAGAGGCCTGTACAGCCTTCTTTAGGAATATTCCTAACTATCTTTACTTTGATGTTTTGACCGCCTAGAGGGATTGTCTTTGGTATGTTGTAGTCCATTTAACAATTGTATCAAGGGGGGAAATATATTCTATAGGGGAGTTAGGTCGGGTATATAACTGAGTGTCACAGTCTGTTGAAGGAGTGAAACGTAAGTGCGTATAATTAAGTATGTCCTGTCATTACGGAAATATTGCCGAGCTTCAGTTCTTACTAGAAGCGACAAAAAAAGGACTCATTGTCTCTAAACCTCAAACAATCTCAACACCCTATGACTTTCTTATTGACAACGGAAAATCTGTTTTAAAGATTCAAGTTAAATCTTGTTTCATGGAAGGCCCTAGATTTGAAACTACTGTAGCAAAGGGTAAAGAAACGAGAACATCTTACACTAAAAGTGATTGTGATTTTATATCCGTATTTATTGCGAAACATTTTTTGTGGTTTCTTATTCCAATTGAAGAATTATCGTCCATAAAGAAGATTACAATTCTTCCTTTCGGTGAAAGTAAATGGAACAAGTACCGTGAAGATTGGGGCGCACTTTTAAAACAGTGAGTTTTTATGATCGATTGTATCTACTGTTGGATGCTTTACCAGGATATTCTATACCCTGTTATAGTTTAATTTTTTTAACGTAAAGCTTTCCTTCTTTTCGAATCTTCTCTAATGTCCACGCAAGTTTGTGGTGACCACACTTTTTAATAATTCGTCTAATACTGTTACCTACACTAATAGTATCGTCGAAAGGTTTATCACCTTTTCTAAAAAGCTCACTACTTATTTGTTCAAACGTAAGTTTACGTCTACCAATTATTTTAATAATCGCCCATTCTCTTTCACTAAAACTATTCACTTAACTATCTCTCCCAATAACTAGTTTCTTGGTTTCTTCAGTATAATAATCCCAATCGACATCGGACCAATCAAAATCAGAAGCTTTATTGCAAGCTTTCACTTTCCATCCTGATTGAACCGAAGTTGTACGAGTGGTGTATTTACTTTTGTTTCCTGTATGAATTCTTGCGTCCCATACGTCTTTACCAATCTCACTCATTATTTTATCAAAGTATTCATCTTTCAATTTATTCTTACGTTTGTACTGACCTTCTTCACCCTTTGGTGGTGAAATCTTTTTCATTGGTTGACCAGTCTTCGATACGTAATACCTCAAAGTTTTCTGTTGTGGTTCATCACCGATATATAACTTACTTCCACCAGGCGTTTTGTATAACAACATGAAGTCAAAAGGATTCGTTACTAACTTAATCGCAGCTTCACATGGCCAAGAGTCAGTGTGGACTTTTTCAACAGCTATCTTACTTGCAATATTTGAATAGTTCTTGTTCCAAAAACCATCATAATCTTCAACAGACTTAGGATACTGATAAGCACCTTTACGTTTTAATTTACCGTCCATTGTTTCGGCCATGTAGTTATTAACATCACGTATCCACATGCGAGAATAATCGACTCGTTCTAAAACAAGTCCTGTTTCTCTTTCCCACTCTTCACACCAAAACGTAAAAATGTTTTCGTAATCTTTATTTACTCTTACAGTAATACCATCGGTGTTGGCCTGGATAAGTTCACAGTCAGGTATCAAGTCCATCATCTCTACCAATTGGACAATTTGTAATTGACCGTTAAGCGTGACAGACAACATGCATTTTGGATCATATAACGGAGAGTAACTGTTATTGAAGTTTCCGTATGCTCCGTTACCTGCGAGTTTTAAAGCTTTGTTTCGACTAGTACCCTTCGCATACCGCGCTCTATCCGCTTTAATCTGTGAATACACCATCGTAAAAGATTCACCGAGATGTTCAGGGCCAAATCCATTAGCAATAGCAACACTAGGGTACATACCAGCAACATCGACATCAATAATTTGATGGGTTTCGGTAGTGTGGAAAACTTTATTTTCTGCTGACGCATGAACGCCTCCTACTCCAAAGTGAAATGTTAAACCTGATAAAGGTATCGAAGCTGATGGCCTTTCCTTTTGACTCATGAATACTACTTGTCGCATGAACCAATCGTGGACACCTTCATAAGGTTCGGTTCTAAAAAATATTTTCGGTAATATTACGCTTGAAAAAGGTATTTCGTCACGGAACGATTGTCGTGGTTTTCCACCTGCGTAACACTTGGTTTTACCGATCTTATTGATGAGATATTCTGTACCGATTTTAACATCTGAATAATTTAAAACATCACTGTTATCGTTAAAAACACCGTCTTCTAAATATTCTCTTCTTAATTTTACGTGGTGTTCATTAAGCATAAAAAACTTTTCAGTTTCCGTTACATCGTGAACGTTGTACTCAATTAACTTATCCTTCTCTTGGTCATTCAAAGGTCTTATGTCAAACGGTAAATCTTCTACAGACTCCGAGCGCATTGCAACTTGTAATTGTTTTAATGATGTCGCCTTCATTCTGTTATCGAAGTGACATATCTTCATAATATCTATTTGAGGTATGAGTCTGTTATAAACTGCGATACCTCTTACTTTTTGATTTCTTTTCTGACCGTTGATAATTTTATCAGCGATTTCAGATGCTTTTTGATACGAAAAA